AAAGTTGTTGCAGATTGGTCGCTTGATAAAAAAGGTTGTTTCTCTGGTGCAGCTGCCATTAAATTAATTCTGTCATCAACCATAACTTCTTCACCGTCATCGGCTTCAACAAATTCCATGTTCGCTTCTTCAGTTCCTAAAATACCTGCTTCACCTGCATCCGATGTAGACATTTCTAAAGTGTATTTTTCTAAGTACTCATCGTGCTTATCATTTAATGCTGCAAGCTCTGGATTTGTTTCGTAAATTTTTTTCCAACCTTCGTATTGTGGATCTGTTCCGTCTGCTTGTTTTTTTCTAAACATAGAAGCAACACCACCTTTATTGTAATCTTCAGAAAATTTTTTAGCTACCTCTGGTTCGTTAGCAAATAAATATCTTCTTTGTTTTTCAGATTTAAATGGCATTAACACTTCCACTTTCTTAATGACTTATTAATTCTTGAATTAGGATCATTAGCTGTTTTAGAAGATGTTAGTTTTTTCTTCATCCCACCCATTCTAGCGCAAAAAGATTTTTTTCTTGATCCGCCTTCTGGTTGTGGTGCTTTTAAATTAGATCCCGGGTTTGCTTTATTATATGAAGCTCTACCTTTAGCATTTAATCCACCGGACTCAGATTTACCTTCCTTACGCTGCCAAGCAGGCGTTCCGCCTCTCTTGAAAGAAGCACGAACCGCTCCCATTCCAAGAGTGGCTCTCATTACGCTTTACCCTTATTTTTTTTACTATTTGGAAACCCTGCTTTCATATTAGCATAAGCTTTAGGTGTAATTGTACTTTTAGCTTTACTTTTTGACGTCCCAGCTTTTTTTTTCGCATTAATGTTCGCGTATAGACTATTTTTTACCATAATTAACTCCTTGGTCCTTTTAATGTACTTACATCAAATCTTTTAGTTGCATCAGCTTTTGCTTTTGCTTGATTAGACATTTTTTGTTTAGTTAGTGAAGTTTCAGCTCTAAGTTCAGCTAAATCTTCGGTTTGATCCATTTTTTCTTGTTGATAGCTTTGGTTCATCATAGCTTTCATCTTATCTAGATTCAACCTTGCATCGTCTTCTTTTTGTTTTCTTAAATTGTCTTGAGCTTTAATATCCAGTTCTCTTGCTCTTAATTTAGCAATTGGATCATTACCTAAATCGCCCATTATTTTATTTTGTTCTTTAACAAACTCTTCAGTCATCTCAGAAATTAAAACAGCTTTTCTAGATTCAATTTCCATAACTAATCTATCCATTTCTTGTTTAAGTTCTGGATTTTGTTGTGCTTCAGGATTTTGCATCATTTGCTGTAATTGGCCTACTTGCATTATTTTTTCTTGCATCTCCATTTGTACCTGTTCATCAGCCATTAATGAAATATGTTCAAAAATATTTTTTTCTAATGAACCCATAATAACAGGACTATTTTGTGCCATAGTTGTAGACATAAAAGAAAGATGAGCTGCAATGTGAGCTTGATGATCTTGTCCTGTAAAAGCTTCAAAAGGAGTACCCGCTAAAGCATCGATATGTTCTAGAGCTGGATTCTTAGGAGCCGGCTCTGGCGGTGGTGGTAATATTTGATCAATATTTTTAACACCAATCGCTTGATACATATCTTTGTAAGCTGCATATAAATCGTGCATTTCTGGATTAGATTGAGCTAATTGTAATTCTGTTTGAGCAATAGAAACTCTTTGAGTTGATGAAAATATATTTGGATCAGCAACTGGTAAAACATCTATTCTGTCGTCAAAGTCAGCTTGTTTAATTTGTTTGTCCGCACCTACTACTTCATATGGATAAACCGCGGGAAGGTAAGTTGAAAAAACATCCGACAATAAAGTAAACTCATTTTTCATAGAAGCATACAATCTTTTGTGGATCGCTGACATGACTCTTGAACCACGTTCTAAAAGAGCTACAGTTGTTCCAACAGCCGCCTGCTGGTTCCCGTCGCCAACTTGCATGTCAGCAATTGACGCGAATCTCTGTCCAGCCTGAACACAAATACCCATCAACTGTAATAATGTTGCAGAAGGTTCCTTGTAAGGCAAAGTCATAAAAGCATCTCTTAGATTTCCACCAGGTGCATCGACATCTCGAAACTCACCTGGTTGCAATGATTGAGCATCGTTGTTTACACGAATCCCTCTCATCTTAAATCCTGCTGGTAAATTGGAGAGTGTACCAGCATCAATTAGTTGTCGTAAGGCAGACGTCGCTGCTCTTGTTAAACCACCAATCATATGAATTAATCCAAAACCATAAAAGCCTAAACCCGGTAAAAATTTAAAATGAACAAAATAATCAATTTTTCTTTTTTTCGGATCATCAACTTTATAGTTTCTTCTAATTGATAATACTTTTCTAGAACCACTGTCTACTGTTATGATGTAAGGAACTTTAATTCCTGTAGGCATTCCATCAGGTGCTCTATCTTCAAAGCCTTCAAGATCTAAATCAGTATGAACTTCAATCAACGTATACATTTTATTGTTTTTTTGTTGACCGTTCATTTCGGTACCTTCTAGTTCTCGTTCTTTTTTCTTAACTTCAGTTTCTTCTGCATAAGGTGCAAAAATTTCTATGTCTCTATAGAAACCTGCAACTTGTTGTTTACGTAAATCATTTTCTGAAATTTTTATTGTATGACAAATTGCTTCAGCATCTTCTAATGAAGTTGCGGTGTAAGGCACTACTAAATCATCAGCAGGGACAAATTTAGAAACTGCTCTTCCTAACAAGTCATCGTAATAAACTTTTTTAAACGTCGAACCAGCTAATGGCAGATAAAATAACATCTGATCAAACTCAGGTTCATACTCTTTCATAACGTTCATAATTTCATAATTCATGAAATCTCTAACCCGTTGTGACTGAGCTTCTTTTTCTGGAGTTGAGGCTCCTAGAATTTGAGTTCTAATTGGACCATCGGCTGGTAATAACTCTTTGTAAGCTTGCGCTTGAAATTGTGTAACAGCTTCTGCAAGTACTGGATGCGTTGCACCACTTGCTCCTTGAAACGGTTGTGTACGTTGCTCAAACTGAAAACCTAAAAGATCTAACCCTTTAGAGTATGATCTTTCCCATTCTCTTCTTGATTCTTTGTAATCTGTGTAGTTACCAAAAAGTTCTGAACCTAATGGTTGTAAAATTGAATCTGGTAAAATTGCTGCTAAATTTGAATAATGCTCATTGCCTTGTGAAGGCGCTGCTGCACCTGGATCAAAATCTACATCAACTGAACCATCTGGATTTTCTGTAATCTCTGTATTATCAGGAGAGGGCATAGATTCTTGCATTTCTGCAACAACTTCTGTCTGTTCCTCTTGTGAAGGTATAGTTATATTTTGCCTTACGTTCGGTAAGGATTTATCTACGTCTGCCATTTGTTTTCTCCAATCTTTCTGGTTTATCTTGTTTTTGTTCATTAATCAAGCCTCTAGGCTCCGGGCCCTTTAGCGGAGGTATTTCTTTCCATTTCACGTGTTTCATGTTTTTAACTAATGTTGGGTTTTTCATTATCTTTTTCTAAAATGATTAGCGATACCGCCTTGAGCAAACAAAATATCATCTGTTGTAAAATCAATATCAATTGTTTCTCGATCAAATTCTGGATCTTCAGCGCCACGGCCTCTGTTATCTTTAATATCATTAAGATAATTTGCATAAGCGGTAGCAACTTTAGTACTATTCTCGTTTGGAATATTTTTAGTAGCTTTCGTTCCATAAATTTCTTCAAAAACCATTATTGGGTCCTTACCAGCTGCTAAATCTTTAGATTGTTTCTCTGATAGGTAATCTGAGTTCATAACAATGTAACGAGCCACTCCTTTAGCGTTAGCAAACTCATTATTTTCATTATAATTCATTTTTAAAACAGACTCAGCGTCTAATGCGCTTTTGTCCGTAATTTTTGGTTTAAGTTCTCCTCTAGCAAAGGCCATTTTTTTTGCTTTCTCTGCATCCGCTATTGTTTTTGCAATTTCTATGTTTTGAATTATTTTATCAACCAATGGACTAACAGATTCTGGTCTCTTGACGCTAGGAACTGGCGACTTGGACTCTTTTGTTAGTTTAATAACTTGTGCAGATTTTAATTTAGAAGGATTTTTTGATTTTTCTATGTCTTTTAAGTTTTGTAAAAATTTTTCTTGCTCTTTTGGTTTAGAATTTTTTAAAGTTCGAGCAGTTAACTTAATTTCTTCAATAAATTTTGCTGGAAGCTTACGATTTTTTGCAATCCATAACAAAGCTTCTTGAGATACTGGGTTGTTATACAAACTTTTACCCATTTTTTGAATATTGCCACCAATCCCTAAAATATCTTTAGGTTTAATTCCTAGTCTTGCTAGAATTTTATAAATTTCTATTAAAACTTTCATTAATAATATGTTTTGTTAACTGTTGGCATAATTTGATCCTTATAATCTTCAGGGTGACCTAAAAAACCACCTTGTCTAAATCTCATTACTGCTTGAGTTGTACTATCGACTAAGTCATCATTATCACCAAAAGGAAAAGCAGCACATTCCTCTATGACTTCTTGCGCAAACTGTAAATGTGTAGGCGCCCACACTTGTCCACTCTCAAAAATGGGAGCAACGGAGTTTACTCTAGAGTGTTTATCATTACCTCTTGAAGGTGTAAAGTTAATTACAGGGATTCCCATGGCTCTAAGCTCATAGGTTAATGGTAATCCTGATGCCTTAGCTTCAATTAAAACTGTTTCTGGATCCCAGTACTTATATAATTTTAAAGCTTCACGTCTGAGTTCTGGAAATTCAAAACGATCTTTAACTGCATCTAATAAAATTAGTTGTTGAGGACTATCTTCATTCTCACGAAAAATACCCCAGGTCGTAATGGCTGAGTAATCGGCAGTTTCTTTTTTTAAAAATGCAGTATCGTAAGATTGGATAACATGATCACACGCGGGTATGCCTCTATCCTCCGGCCACTTCTTCCACCAGTCCCTTTTAATTAATGCACCTTCTTCAGAAGTTGGATTTTGCATATACTGTGCATTCCATTTTGGAAGGGCAACCGATGCTTTAACATTTAATAATTGTTCTAGTTCCCAGTACTCTGGCCACACCGGTGTATTGTTAGGAAGGATCGCAGGAAACTCAACTACTTCCCACTGATCTGCTTTGGGGTCTGCAGCTTGTGCTGCTTGTAACATGCCTGTTAGATCCTTGGTATTCCATCGAGTCATAACGAGTACAATCATTCCACCTGGTTGAAGACGTTGACGTGGACCTGACGTGTACCATTCATAAGCCCGCTCTAAAGATTTAGCATTCATAGCGTCTTGCTCTGAATGAGGATCATCGATGATAAGTAAGTCCGCACCACGACCGGTTACTGCTCCCTCGACACCAACTGCAAAATACTCGCCCCCTTGTGCTGTCTGCCAGCGACCAGCGGCTTTACTATCTTCTTGTAGTCTAGTTGGAAAAACTTCTTTGTATTCCTCACTGTCCATTAAATGTTTAGCCTTACGACCAAACCTTACAGCAAGTTCGGCTGTGTGAGTTGCTTGAATTATTTTTAATTTTGGTCTGTTACCGATCATCCAGGCTGGTAGTAGGAAGGATGCAAATTCAGATTTTGTATGTCTGGGTGGCATATTCACAATAAGCCTTTTAGACTTTCCAGATTTTAAATTATTAAATTTTTCTGCAATAATTTTATGATGCTCCCCCTCTATAAAATCAGGCCACATATGTTTTACAAAATCCATAAAATTTTCCTGAATTTTTCTATGCCTTTGTTTTTCGTCTTTCTTAACAACTAGCTTTTTTAACTCTTTCCTAGTTTCAGGGTCTAGGTTCTCAATGTTTAAATTTTTTAAAATATTTTTTATATCAGGCATAATTTTACTTATGGGTGTCAAAATGTTTTTACAGGGTACGTACGCCTAAATCAAACATATTATCCGAGAGTAGTGGGACCCCTTTTGACGTTGTGTGTAATACTTTTTATATATTACAGCTTTTTTCGGATTGGGTCTGGTACCTCTATTAAAATGCCGTGCGCGCGAGCGGGCGCAAAATGCGCTGCAACCTGTGGTTGCATGTGTCCTGTTCCTTGCGCGTGACATATATGTCACATGTGTGTTGCATAATTACAACTACTATATTTAGTGTGGCCCAACCGCTGCAGTCTATACGTTACCGTTAGATAATCACGGCGGGGTTGATATAACTATATAAGATAATCCTATATTAGTCAAGTGCAATAGTGTCGCAGGCCAGATTAGAACCATTCTAAACGTGAATACAACCTGTAGTTGATGCAGTATCTGCATACATTCTATAGTTGCATTGTATAATATATACCGCCATCCCCAGCCACCGTCCAAGTATATAGGATAATCTTACATATGTCAAGAAGTTTATTTCACTTTAATGTAAATAAATATCTTGTTTATATAGGATAATCTTATATACTTTTAATATGACACAAATAAAACAACATGGAGGACACTAATGGAATATGTATTATTAATCGTAATACTAGGGATAATTGCGGCAGGTGTTTGGGTAGCTAAACACAATCAGCAATTTATTGATGAGCAAAATAAAAGAATAAGACAGGACCAAAAATGGAGGGATAACAATGCCGGCTGATTATGGACTGACAATAGATAAGTTAATTGATCATAATAAACTTCAAAATAAAATGATCGCAGGTCAAATAGATGAGCTTACAATTCTTAGAGGTAAGCTCGCAACTGTGGAGCATGACGCCAAGGTTACAAGATATATAAGTTTATCTTTTGCTGGTCTGTTCATGGCTTTTTTAGTGTCCGTAGGATTAACGGCCTAACAAAATTTAAGAATTTGGGCGGGTGCTGAATAGCATATCCCCGCCCGGATGGGTGATACAGTAATCCCGAGTTAAAAAAATAATAGCTGGCAACAGCTTCTAAAACACTAGAATTGTAAGTTGTAAACTTATTGGCCTAACAGTGCCACCTTAGCGGGTTTAAACTGTGGGTTGATAGCAGGACCACAAAAATGCCGGCGGGCCTGCTACTGATCCCTGAGCCTAGTTGCATTGCAATCAGTGGGATTTCCCGCCTAGGCTCTGGGATCAGTGTTGAGAGGCGAGAAGTTTTACTTCAATTGAGCTAAACTCTTTAACTATGAGAATAGGCTGATCAAGGCCCTCTATTAAAAATTGCCGCCCCTTGCGGGCCGCCTTATAAACTTTGGGCCAATCCTCAAGCGGGCCACAAGCCACAAGCAACGCTTGACAATAGTTATAAGATAATATAGGATACATTTAGAAAGCGAGGAAGTATGAATATAAAAGAAGCAAAAGCAATTACAGGAAGCCTAACACGGACAAGCAAAATGCCGGGCCTGAGTTATAGCCTGCCAGCGTGGGAGTGCAAAACGGGTTCAAAGTTACGTAAGATTAAAAACTCAGTTTGCGCTAGCTGTTATGCACTTAAAGGAAATTATGTTAGATACTCAGCAATTAAAGCGGCTCAGTATGTAAGATTAAAAAGCTTGACCAATCCGCTTTGGGTTGAAGCTATGGTTACACAAATAAAACGGCAAAAGTTTTTTAGGTGGCATGACGCCGGAGACATCCAATCAATGGACCACTTAAACAAAATTTTTGAAGTGTGCAGGTTAACCCCTCAAATTCAACATTGGATGCCCACACGTGAGGCCCAGTTCTTAAGTCAAATTGAGAACCCGACTGAGGATGTCCCACAAAATTTAATAATTCGTATGTCCTCGCATATGATTGACCAAGCGCCCGTTAAATTTTGGCCGTGGACGTCAACGGTAACAAGTAAGGGCGGCGCGAGCTGCCCAGCACCGTCACAAAACAACACCTGCGGAGATTGCCGCGCGTGTTGGAATAGAGGCTCAAGCAATGTAAGTTACGGTAAACACTAACAGGAAGGAAACAATGACAAAAAAAAATAAAGATTTAGAGCGTTTTAAAACTCTCACTCAGTTTAAACAAACACCGCCCGAGGGCTGGACCGAGGAAGCAAAAGCAGGCGCCAAGCAGGCGGCGGCGATTGGTTTAAGTCTCGATGACCTTGACGACAGCGGCGACATGGCTGCTGAGTTTAATGAAATCATGGACCTTAACAGCGATCTATATAAAAAATAAACAAGCGGAGATAATATGAAAAAAATTAATTATAATGATCTGACACATTATTTCTTGCGGCCACACTCAGGGCTACCGCGGTCATATATAGATAGTTGTGAGAAGTTTTTTAGAGAATTAAAAAATTTAAAACTTGCTAGATTGACTGCAGAAAATGTTCAAAAGAAAAAAAACACCAACCACAACCGGAGATAATATGTCAATAATAAGAGATCTAATAGAAATTGAGAAAGTATTTACAAAAAACAAAAAGACGCCCTGCGATATTGCAGCGGCGTTAGAAGAGGAACTTTACTCGGAGAGTAAAGGAGAAGACATCAAGCTCGGAGATATGCACCTCACCCATTACATAAGAAGACAATTAAAAGATGAGCGCGCGGATGATGAGATCATTAAGAAGCTTAATAAAAAAATAAGACATCTAAAAGAATTTATTAGATTGAATATAGAATAATGTGGTTTTTTAAAAACGGCGTCGGCTGGCTTGTTAAACACAATAAAGGCCTCAAGCCACAAGCTAGTCGCAGGTCTCAAGCGCCTATATTCAGGCAACAAGCTACTGTAACTTATTTAAAAATTCGTGACAGGCATCAAGCCCCAAGCAACAAGCCTCTGAGGCATCAAGCCTCAAGCCGCAAGCGTCAAGCTGAAGAATCTTGTCTCCAGAAAACAAATGGTAAGTGCCCTGAGCCAGGGACTTAACCAAGATAAATGAATGCTTAGGATGCCTAACATGGAATGCTAATTGGTGTGCCGACAGCCGAACTTTGTAACGCGATGTAACTGGAGTAACTTTTAATTCAACAGTGAAAAAGATCCCAGAATTATTATACCCCAATAGATCGGGAGTACCAAGTACGCTACTATTTTCCAGTCTAGTCCAACTAATTTTTGATAAACTTTTCTTAACTTCATGCCATAATTTTGTTTCAGGATTCACTAAATAACCACCGTTACAAATTCTTACAGAATGAGTTTTGCTTTCCCCATCTTAGCGACTTCTTCATGTGTATGAATTACTAAACGATGTGATTCTCTAGCACCTAAAATTTTATTTTCAACTAAATTCACACCAGCAATATCAAAATGTTTTCCGTCTGGAGTTCTAACTTGAACTCTAGCGTCTTGGGTTACACTTGCTTTTTGTTTGGGTCCTAAGAACTTATCCAACAAAGGCATTAGATCTCTTCCTTTAAACATTACAGTCCCGCATCTCTCAATCTATTCGTAAGAGTAGCAACATCCATAGCAAGTAATGTGTTGTCTCTTTTTAAATCTTTGACTTGTTGCTCAAGATCTAGAATAGCAGCGCCTGCTTCTCTACATTTCTTTTGCATATATTCTTTTTGTTTCGTTAACATATCGATCTGTTCCTCTAAATCGTTAGGTCCTCTTTTATTAAATATAGCTGCACTAGCTACATTTCTTGCATGAGTTATTGGGCTTAACACGGTTTTAATTGCTTGATTCACATGACTCCTTTCATTTTCGTATGTTTTATCTTCGTCTTTCATTAATTGACTTTATAAGATAATCTAATTATATTGTCAACCATGGAAGTACAGAAGAAAAAAAGAGGCCCATTACCTAAGCTTACTCCAATGCAAGCAAAATTTGCGGAAGCATTAGTATTTTTTGAGGGCCGTAGATATGCCTATGAAGCAGCTGTTGAAGCTGGTTATACCAAAGATAGGGCAAGACAAACAGCATATGAACTGCAGAATCCAAAGTTATATCCAATGGTTGCAAAATATATTGGTGAACTAAGGGATGAACGTAATAAAAAATATGGTGTTTCTTATGGTGGTCATTTAACAGAATTAGGTAGAATTAGAGATGAGGCTATAAAAGCTAGATCATATTCTGCTGCAACAGTAGCTGAAAAAGCTAGGGGTCAGGTTGG